TGGCACGAAGATGCCGTTTTCGTTGGCATCGAACATGCAATCTTGGATGGTCAGCGTGCCGCGGCTGGCGAAGCTCTCGGCATAGATGCCAGCTTCACCATCGGCGCTCAGATCAGCACCGCCGCCGTTGATGAAGCCGATGCCGCTGATCGTGCCGGGGGACTGCGGCCGGATGATGCCCTTCTGCCCGGCGAGCAAGATGCGGCCGGGAGCGCCATCGTTGCCGCCACCCTGGCCGTCCATCTTGCAGGCGGCCGGGTTGCCCGATGCCGAGCGGACGATGAAGCCGTTCCTACCCTGCGGGATATTGGCGACGTTTTGGTGTGTGCCGTCGTCTAGGATGAACTCCTTCGCGCCGCTCGTGCCAGCCAAAGCCAAGGCAAGCGTCGTGAAGGTACGCGTCGGCCCGACCGGGACCTGCGGCAAGCCAGTCGGCGGCACAACCGGCGGCGGCTGGTTCGTGGTGACGCGGCGCCGACCTGCGCGGACAGCCAACTTCATTGCGCAATCCACGTGTCGGTGGCGCGCTTGCGCAGGAAAACCGATTTCCACTGCCCGCTGGTCGCCGCGGTCCCGTTCAGGGTCACGCCCGCGCCGGCCGCTGCCGTGACCGTACCGGCCCCGATCTGGACGATTTCGATAACCGTCCCGACCACGAACGCGACGCTGCTGTTCGGCGGGATGGTGATGGTCACGGCCGAGGCGGAGTTTACCTCGACGATGGCATAAGCCTCGCCGATCACCAGCGTGCCGGACCCGTTGCGCGTGGTCACGGACTGCGGCGCGTTGACCGCCGCCGTCACCGCCGTTGTCTCGGCCTTGTCCGTGTTCAACGCATTAAGGTTTGCGTCCATCTCGGCGAAGGAGAGCGCGGCGCCCTTGGCGGCTCGCGTGGTGATCGTCGCCATCAGTCTTGATCAGGGTCCAGCGGGTAGTCGTTGCCCGTAGCGGCGGAGGCCGGCCGATCCTTGGCGGCAACCCGCAGCGCGCGCGACTTCTGCGCCTCCCGCTCGATCGCATCGGCCAAGAAATCAGCAGCCTCGCGCGGCCCCATGCCAATCGCGCTCATATCGGCCAAGTCGACGCTATGCTCGCCCGCGTAGATCTCCTCGACGACATCGAACATGACGGTGATGTTGATCCTCATGCGGGCGCTCCCTTAGCCGGCGGTGTCGGCATCTGCTGCGGGTGATCCACCGGCCCGACATCGGGGATGGCGTAGCTCTCGGCCGCTTCCTTGTGCACCGTATGCACTTTCTGGATCGACGCGTTTTGCAGGTCGTTCGTCTTGGCCTCGTTCAGCGCCACGACGCTGCGCTTGACCATGATCTCGGCCTCGGCGTCCATCTTGGCGATCGCGCCCTGCTCCTGCTGCGACTGGCCTTGGCCCTCTTGCGCCTTCTGCATCCGTTCGAGGAGCTTCGCCTTGTCCTTCAACGAGGACGCCGCAATCAGCACGTCTGGCGGGATGATGCCGGGTTGCGCGGTAGCCAGCTGCATCAGCTGGTCGAACTGCTCGGCCTGAAGCGCGGGGACATCGGCCCCCTCTTCAATATCTATGTCCACTTCCAGATCGGTGATGTCGTTTTCGACCCGGATAACCTGCATCAGCCGCGGATCGCCCGGCATCAGCTGCATCTGCTGCATGGCCATGGCGCGCTGCTGCTCCGGCATCTCGCCGAGCTCGTCCATCAGCCGAACCGGGCGGTTGATGCCCACGAATTGCAGCTTGCCGAGGTCGTCGGTCACGCGCAGCCACCGCTGCCCGGTCCAGAACTCGCGGCAGGCCATCCACGACATTTCCATCACCCGCCGCGCCCACATGCGGAGGGCATCGGCCAGCGGCTCGTTTGCTGCGGCACCGCCGGCTTGCTGCGCCAGGATGGCCCGGCCGGACTGGTCGCGGCTGTCCGTGCCGCTCATCGCAGCGTTTGGCCCCTTGACCTGCATCTCGGCTGTGGCGTGTTCCAGCAGCTTGAACTGCCCGACTGCCAGGTCCCCGCCCGGGGTGACCTCAAGCTCAAAGCCTTGGTTCTTGGTGATCCAGCCATCCGGCTTGGCCATCTCGCGCCGGGCCGCGTCCTCGTCATCCACAGCGCCGCTATCGGCGATCACCCGGTTGACGCTCAGGAGGTGCAGCGCCTTGCTGCGCCGCTTGTTCAGCTCGTCCTGCAAGCTGATCAGGTCGCGCACGATGCCGAACCGCTTGTTCTGCCGGTCGACGTAGGCCGATTGCAGGATCAGCGGGCAAGCCGAGTGCCCCTTCTTATCCTTGAACGGCGACTTCTGCGGCTCGGCGAGGAAGCCGGCGCGGCTGATGGTCCCGCCCCACCACTCGCCCTGCTCCTGCCAGTAGCACTGCACCACGCGGACCCGCTCGCGGGTGTTGTCGCGCCACTGCACCACGCCGGGCTTGTCGTCGTAGCTGCCGAAGTGCTCGGAGAAGCTATCGGTTATCGTCTCGTCGGCGTCGGGATAAAGATCTTCCAGCTGATCCTTGTCCATCCACAACACCATGCCGAGGTGTCGCGCGTCGCTGAAGTCGAGCGCCCGGGCATGCGGGTCGTACCAGAGCCTATCCCACCCAACGTGCGTGATGGTGACGTTCGCGCCACCCTTGCCGTCGTCCTCAAGCCCGAGCTCGCACCCGCCGTAGCCCTCGACCAGCATCTCCTCGAAGACTTTGGAGCGGATGTCGGGGAACACGGTGTCGTCGGCCACGAAGCGCAGCGCCTGCGTCGCCGCGTCTGAGCGCTCCTCCTCGGCAGGCGTGCGCGGAAATGCCTTGGGGTCCGACCTCTGCTTCCGTTCCATGCCGGTCAGCAGCGAGATTTTGTCGCGGATTTTGTTGATCGTGATGACCGGCTGCCCGCGGCGCTTGAGGGCGGCGATCTCTTCCTCGGTCCACTGCACGCCGTTCACATAGTCCCGGTCGCGCTCGCTCTCCTGCCGGGCATCGACCGAGGCTCGCTCGGCCGCCTCAAACCACTTGACCAGGCGCCCGTGCATGTCGCCCATGTCGCCGGGATAGGCGCCGGGGTCCTGGCCGGGATTACCGTTGACCGGCCCGCCATTCTCGCGCGCCTCGATCGGCGAGCCGAGGGCTTCCCGCGCGAGGAAGTCAGCCGTCGCGGGCCCGACCTTGTTGCCGGCCGCGGCCTGGCGCTGCTCAATAGGCGAACCTGTGGCGTCGGCAGCCAGGAAGGCGCCGAGAGCCGTATTCGCCATGGGTGATCCTTGGTTCTAAGCGACGCGCCAGTCGTCGACTTCGCGCCCGCCGGAGTTGCCGAACGCGCGGGTCCAGCTGTCGACGGGCTTAGGCTTAGGCTTATCCGGCGCCAGCGAGCGCCAGGCCATCGAGAGGTATCGGAACGCGTCGGCCCCGTGCGACGACCAGTCGTGCTTCGGCCGGTCCCTGAACGTCTTCAATTTCTCATCGTAATCGGCGCGGTACTGGCGCAAGGCTTCGAGCCCCGCGGCGCACCGGCCAGCGTCGATCCAGCAGCTGGCCAGCGTCACCCGGGCGGCGTTGATGCCGTCCATGACGTTCTGCGCCGGCAGGATGCGAGGATGCCGCCGGGTCAGTGTGCGCAGCGTCTCCTGAAGCGCGCGGCCTGATCCTAGCTCGCGGGCCTGCGCATCGTGCGGCAGGAACTCGATGCCGTAGTTGTAGCCGCGGGCCGTGAGCTCGGCCGCGTAGTGCGGCAGGCCCTGCCCGTGATTTTCGTAGTAGTCGATGATCCGCAGCCCATCGCGCGCGACCTGAAAGAACCAGATCGCCGTGCTGTCCCCGATGCCCAGGTCCCATGCCGTATGAACGGGCAGCACCGGGTCGATCGCCACATCCTTGATCCGGCCCGCGCGCTCGGCCGCGGCGATCTCCTTGCCGTAGTAGGCCCCGAGGATCGCCGCATCGAACGAACACTCGAACTCCTGCGCGAACTGCTCCGGCGTCATGTCCTCGGCCGCGTCGTCTAGCTCGGCCTGCGGCAGAATGCGCGTCTCGCTGGCTCTCAGCGTGGCGTGGAACCAGCCGGGCGAGGACTGCGCCCGCTGCATGATGTCGTGAAAGGCGTTCTTGCCCTTCGGCGTGCCGATGAAGGTCGCCCACCCGTTGTAGTCGGCCAGCATGGGCCGGATCACCTCGCCC